CAAAAGTGATGGCAAGAGTACCTTCATCTGATTGCTTCATAAGCACTTCAAATTTGGCGTTCAAATGATCAGTAGCTTTGAAGAGTGCTTCTTTAGTTTCAAAACCGAAGTAATGATTAGTAGCTTTATCTAGCAGAGTTTTAATTAAATCTAAGAAACCTTCTAAGAAAGAAGGTAAATCTTTAGCTAACCGCATCAAGGTAGTTAATTTATTGATCGCTCCTTTGGGCAATCCATCAAATATGGATGACAAATAAAACATATCAGGAATATTCGATTGTAAATCAACATTCGGATTAGTTTTAACTTTCGCGAGCGCTGATAGTACCAACGCTACAAGAGATTTTCCCATTTCTGTGAAGTAGGTTTGAATTTCATCCCAGCCAATTTGATAAATAGCAAAAGCTACTGCAGCTAACAACATAGCAACATTTTTAACGTTAGTACGTTGAGTAAGGCAATAACTAGCATACGCTACACCACCTAAAGAAACTAGTTTGAGGAAATAAGACGCTTTATCTAAGGTCGATTTATAATCTTCTTTGAACTCAGCAGTTTTTTCTGTGAATGTAGGTATTCTGCTTAATATCGATTCAAGCGAATTATTCAAGCCTGAAAAAGCTGAAGAAACACCTTGAGAAGCTGAAACTAATGTTTCTAACATAGAAATTTGATCTTTTACGTCAGGAACTTTTTGATTAATTGTTGCTGTGATATCATTGAGAGCTTCAAAAGTTTGCTCACCAAAGAACCAATCAGCAGTAGGTCCACAACCTTGCAATTCTACGTCTTGATCGGCGGTCACACTTTCTAATTCTTTTGCGGTCGAAGAGTGTAAGCGTCGTAAAATTTTACGAGAATCTCGAGATGATAACACTACACCACACAAGGAGTGGGTGTAGATTAACACTTGAGAGTGCAAGTGTTTAGGAAAATAGGAAATTATCATATTACGTATGATTGAGTCCTTAATAAGAGTTTTGATAACATTATTGTCGTATTTTTTATTTTTACGCACAAAGTAATACAAAGCTTTAGGAAATAAGTTAGAAAACACAGAGTGATATCTATCTATTTCGTCGAATGACCATGCTAAGTGTAGCAACAAGTCAGGAAAAGGTGTATTGTTTTTAAGTACCGCAACGGCACAAGTAGTAATTTTTGGCGCAATATCGTTATTCATCATGCTTACTTTTTATTCATTATAGGATTTTATTTTAAGTATGGATCCATTGCACACACTCCGAGAATTTTTTAGGCAGGAAATTCTACGGCTAAAACCAAGGGTCACGTATATTCTCGTGGCCGAACCTATATAGAATGATATAAAAAAAATTCTTATACCAGAAGTTCAGTTAACTGTTTTTAGGAGTCTTCTTTATTCGTGGAATTTACCAACATAGGTTAGCTGGGTTGCTCGACTCACCCAAAGTGAGTGTCTTCGCAACATTTTTGATTATCAATTATAGATTTATTTATTGTATTGAACCAGCACGCAAAAGCGCATACATCCCTCAGGAAGACTGATTCGCCACTTAATAGTAGTGTGATCTTGCTAAAATAAATAAAGAGCCATTTGACTTTCTTTTATGATTTTGTATATTGTTTTTAG